GGTAATTATCAAAGTACGTCGTATGTATGTGCGTTATATCGGGGTGCGTGCTTATTGGTATCATTTGCCCGTCTATTGTTTCCATGCGGTGCGATTTTTCAAACCACCGTTTCCAAATCCAATGTTCAACGTCCTGAGGGTTCATGACAAGGATAACAATATTTGGCGTATCAGGCATACGAATTGATTCGTCAATGGTATCAAAATCCTTTTCGCTTACAAATTCTTCAGCCTCATCAACTATAAACACGTTCAACGCTGGTATTGATTTTAACTTTGCCGTTTGGTTTCCAGAACTTGTCTTAATGCCTGAGAAGATTATTTCACTCCCTGTTACCTTGTGGCTTATTTGTGCGTTCGTCATTTGAAATTCATCGCCCACGCCTAACAAGTCAATCTTTTCACGGAACTCAGGAATAACGGAAATGTTAGCACTTGATAACGTATAACGTGTGAAAAGAACCTTCCAGCCTTTGTTTGCAAGGAGCATATTACAAGCCCAAAGCCCAACGGTAAATGACTTCGCCGAACCACGTCCCCCAGTAATCAGGAAGTAACGTGTCCGAGGTTGCCAAAGGGCTTCATACTTTTCACTAACCTTTATCTGCATTTAAAAGGATTGTTTAAATTTGTTCCTCATATAAAATATCTAAGCCATATTGCAAGGCTACTTCATGCTCAATCTTACAACCCCTTGCATTTTCCCAGCCTTTTGCAAAATAAACAACATTACAATGAGCCATTTTTTCAAGTGCTTTTGATAAATAATAAACAGGCACTTGAATTACGCCCACATGGTTTAATTCAATTTTTGCAAACCACTCATCTTTGAAATAAGTATTTACAACTTCAAAGTTTTCTTTTTTTGCAAATTCCAAAAACTTGTTTCTTGTTTCTGTAATCTGTTCATCTGTTAAGCCATTCATCGGTTGGCTAATCATTATTTTATTCATTCGCCTTATCCTTTGTAAATATTATCGTTGGCACGGTGACTTTTTCCCCTTGCGTCGTTATGTCAATGTTCTGTTTGCTTTTCCCGTAGGCACGGTCAAGAAGCAACTGAGCCGCCTTGATATCACCCTTTGCCGCCTGTTCCCTTAGCTTCATGATAATGGCTTCAGCCGCCGTGATACCGTCTTTCTCTTGCCCCATAACATTAGCCATAATCAAGTCAAGGGCTGGGAGTTTCTTTGGGCGACCTTTGGGGTTGCCTGTCTCTCCTTTCTTAAACTTTGTATGTTCAGGTGGTTTTCCTTTCATTTTCCCTGTTTTAACCCTGTTATTCTAAGCCAACAAATGCTTTCAATGGATAAAATACCAACGAGTTACGATAACCGCCCTCTAAGGTTGGAAGTATTGGGGTCACCCCGTGAACATTGCGCCAAGCTGGGTAGACAAGTATTGAGTTATCTTGCTGCCCAATGGTTGCCCCGTAATCAGGTATATGTAAATCACCGCCTTTTGAATTAAACTTTTTGCAAATTATTACATTTACTGCTCCAACTATATTAGCATTATCTCTATGAAAAGGTGCTGAAATATTATAATTTGAAATTGAACTGGTAAATAAGTTTCCGAACCTCCATTTTTCTGACACGTCTTTGAATAATTCAACTTGCTTATCGTATTGACTTGGTAAAATATCTTTTATAAGTTGCTCGCTTTCTTTTGCCAAAAGAAACATTGATTTAATAAATGTTTGTGCGGTTTTAAAACCATGAACGCTTGATATAGTCGGGTAAGGTCTTCTCATATGTGGTTTTGGTGGCACACCACCTAATATCGTTGAATATTGACTAACTACTAAATATTCACCATTTGCCAAAGGAGTTTTTCTGTCCATTACAGTTTTTGGTACATTTTTTGTCCTCAATTCCTTATTTGCCAAATCTGCCAACTTACACATTTTATCAGGCATCTTAGTCATGTAAAAACCTATTGCCTCACCGTCGGCATAAAAAATAGAATCCTCTATAACATTTGGTTCAATGTATTCACACTTGTCCCCAATCTTTACATTGTGTTCAACCTTAATTAAATCTACTCTTTTCATAATTATTGATTAAATGCAAAAACATTTGTACAGGCTGGAAACCAACTTTTCTGCCATGTATTATAATCTCTTGTTTTAAACTTTGCGGTATTTCCAACGTCTTTTAAATCTGAGTATTGTTTTTTTTGTTTTTCAATAATACTCCAAAACCTTGGCAGATTATCGTCAATATCAAAACTCCATTCATAAACCAATTTAGAAAAAACCTTTTTTGTGTTTTCTAATATTAACATCTCAGCCCCTTCAATGTCCATTTTGCAACAATCAAAAACCTTTGCTTCTTCATCAAAGTTTATACATTTAACTTTGATTCCTTTGTTATTCCATTTTTTTACAATCGAATTTCTCCAGACATTATTATTGTTGCCAATAAATAAAATCAATTCTTTTATATCGTTATGAACCAATGCAACTTCCTTTATGGTTGCTTTAAAACCATTTAACTTTAAATTTTCTGCAATCATTTGGCAATTATACGGGTCTGGTTCGTAAACTGTAACCTCAGCCCCTTTTGAACAAGCTAACAAAGTAAATGCACCGACATTGCCGCCGCAATCCATCCATCTTTCATTTGGCTTAATTGTCATTCCTTTTTTCTCATATACTTTATTACCGATAACTTCTTTGAATGTTTTTAAATCTGAAAAACCTTCCCGATGATAAAATTTAATTCCATTAATAGAATCTTGAATCATTTTCATAATTTATCTTTTTCAGCCTTTAAATGTTCGATTATCATTGCTCCCACATACGCTTTCATGCCTCGCCAATATTTAACCAACGCAAATGCTTCTTCGTAATGTTCTGCTTCAAATTCAATTTGTATTGCTTTCTTCACCCCGTCAGTCATGTCCTCAAGTTGCTGAGAAACGTCATCGTCATCAAGGATTGAATAATCAACGTCAACCGCTTTAAACTGCGGTATATCCAAGCCCCATGCCTCCAAGTCCACAACTTCCCAATCGTTCGCAAGTGTGTCCCAATCCCATTCACCGAATGCCACATTGTCCGCAATGATAAAACGCTTCTTTTCTTCTTCGGTTAAATCGCTGCTTCTCTTTACCCATGCCTCATCAATGTCATTAAATCCAAGTTCTTGTAAAGCCCTGAGTCTCATGTTGCCCCCAAGAACCACATTGTTTTCATCAATGACCATTGGTCTAAGGCTTAGCATTTTTGGAAACTCCGTGATACTTTGCTTTAGCTTTTGAAACTTGTCATCCCTGAGAACCCGTGGGTTGTTAGGGTTTGGTTTTATATCCTTTAATTTCATATAGCGTTTAATACGTTTATCCTTAATTCATTAACCTTAACCAAATCCCTTTCTTCCTTGAGCCATTTGCGTCCAGCCTCTAAGTCAACAAAGTACGCATCATCTTTGTCTAAAGCCTTAGTAAATTTGTGGATTAAATCTAATTCGTTTTTATAAGTCCTCACCCCAGCGATGTTAAATTCCTTGATTTCCTCAGGCGCGTATGAAATACAACCAGCAACCAACATTTCCATCGCAAAGTTATTTGACTTCGCTTGATTAAAATTGTCAATCGTCAATGGAAATACGCCATAGTGTGGCGCTGAGTGTTTGACCATTTCAAAGTATTGGAACAAGGAATTATTCCACGGCACAATAATTGCCTTAGGGTACAATGTTTTACCGAGCCAATCGGCTAAACCAACCATTCCAAGTTCAACCTTATCATTTTTTTGTAACTCAATCCAAAAGTTTTTTACCGTTGAAAGGTCTTCGAGGTGCGTTTGACTTCCGCGCCACATAACTCGTTTCTTTGCGTCCATCAACTTATCCCTTTTTACAGGCTGCATCGGTGTAACCGTAAAGTCAATGGCGTTTGGAACAACGGTAATTTTATCTTTATCGTAAAACTGGGCGTAAAATTCTTTTAGGTACGGTGTTGAGGTCATAACCCAATCAGCATATTTAAACGCCTTTTCGACTGATTCTTTTACCTGAGGCTTGTTGAAATGTTGGCTTGCTGGATTCGCTGGGCTTACCTCATGCAAAAGGTCATCATGGTCTAAGATAATTTTCTTACCCATTCGTTTTACCTCGTTAATCATGCCAAGTAAATCGTTACCATTAGCACGCTGAAAGATAACAACATCGACGTCATAAAAATCATACCATTTTACGGTGTCAGGGTTAATCATCTTTATGACAAAGTTCGAAGGGCAAACCTCACGAAGCCTAATAAATGGGTTAACCGTGCGATAATAGTCGGTAGTTGGGCTGCTTAAATTACAAACAATACCAATCCTCATTTATTTATACTTTTGTAGGTATTCAATAAGACTTCAAGGACTGCTTCCATTGAGTGCTTTTTCCCTGTTGCCTTCCATAAATCAAATTGAATATCAAGCAGCCTTTCTCTTATAACCTTGTTCCTAAAGGTTACCCCGTACATTTCTTGAGGTTTTGTTGTGTTCATTTTTTTTAAATTATTATACAAATATAATATTATTTTTTTAAAATTGGGGAAATAAATCCACGTTCACCTTCGGACACAAACATTGAATGTCTATATGTCTTTGACAAATAACCTATTGGCACTTTGTTATCAGTGCAATACTTCATTAACGGGTGTACCGTGTTGTTCCAATTAAAAATATCAATCCATTTATCTGGTGAATAAACTTCGCCTTCGCGGTTTAAATCAACCAATGATAAATCAAATTTGCCGCCAATCTTATCAAGCATGGAAGGTTTGAAGAACTCACACGAACCACGAAGCCAACCAACAGGGTCACCGCACGAATTAGAAAGTATTTCCCAATCCCCATTCATAAAGTGAATGATGTTCCCGAACCATTTGTAGTTATGAATAAAATTGTCATCATGCGTAAAAAGAAGCAAATCGTAATCTTTGTAATTATTTTCTTCGAGCCATTGGTTGGAACAACCCCAATCGCCAACGGTGTTCGGGTATTCCTTATAATTCCAACCTAAGTCTTTAATCTGCTCAATGGTTGCAATTTCTTTGTAAAGAATGGTGTCCAATTCCTTTAATGCTAATCCCTTTTTTTCCTCCTTTGAATACTTTGGGTCACGATGTGAGATGCAAAATAAATCATACGTCCAGTCTTTGACTATTATTTGCCTTGCTACTGATTCATAAAAATCTAATGGAAAGTGCCAACCTGAGGCAACAACGGCTAACCTCATAACATTAAGGATAAAGAAGGAAAGTCCTCGTTAATTGTAATAAAGTTTAAACCAGATGAATTGATAGGCTGAAAGTCTTTCATCCATTCGACCTTGTCCCTTTCCTTGCTACCACCTTCAAACAAAATTGAGCCGTTTAAAAAATGGTATTCCTTTAAACTCTTTAAATACTTTAAATGCCCCGCGTGGTTGCTTATATCAAAGTGCATCAGGTCAAAAGGTTCAGGTTTCCAATTATAAAAATCCAATTCAATTAACTCAATATATTTCGTTAACCCCAGTTGGTCGATGGTGTTCTGTGTTTTATCCATCGACGTATTTTTATACGGGTACTTTTGCCAAAGGTCATGACACATTATGACCGCATCGCTATCTAAGTCTCGTAAAGCCTGAGCCATTGCGACGGCTGAATAACCGTGCAACGTGCCAAACTCAATGATAACAGATGGATTCATTGTAAGCACTGTATTGTAAAGGGTCTTACCGATGTTATTCTTATAATAACTTGAGGGTATATCGTAATTATAATATGCCATTAAAAAGGAAATTCTGATTCTGATTTAAATGTGGTTGCTTCTGTTACTTTTGGATTTTCCCCAGTTGTTGGCTTGCCTCCAAATTCCAAAGAATTTACCATACAGCGAATAACTGCTTCGGCTGCTCCAGTATTCTTGTTTAGGTATCCATTTACCCCGCCTGTTCCTTCAACCACTACAAATGTACCTTTTAAAATATGTGGCGCAAGTTTGACACCACGCTCACCCCAAATTGAGCACGTCACCCAAATCGTTTTTTCTGATGGAGTTGCCCCGTAAACCTTTTCCGTGTGTGCTACGGAAAAAGAACAAACGGTATTATCACCTACATTTTTTACCTCAGCGTCCTGACCGACGCGACCCGAAACAATTAATTTAATCATGCTTTTGTTTTTAAAAAGTTATTATAAATATCTTGAAGCTTTACTATTTTTTTATTCGCACTTCTTTTATATGATTTTTGAATATTTGATAATTCAATTATTTTGAACATCATTTCAAAACCACCAACTTCATTAATTCCTATTAATTCAATAAAATATTTATTAGGTCTTTTTGTGTATTTGTGTAAATATTCAACTAATTCTTTAGTAATATCCATCTACCAACCTTTTTTTATCTGTTTAACAATATATTCCCTGTCCTCGTCCGTCACCCACCAGCCGACTGGAAGGCTTGATAACATACCAATCACTTGTTCAATGTTTGGTAGTTCTGTTTTAAATTGCTTTACACATGGGTGTAAATCATTCCGCTCATGAACTTGCGAAGTCATTACCCCGCGGTCTTTCATTGCCCTTTGAAAATTGTCCCTGTCTTCAACCAAAATAGAAAATATCCAATAAGACGAACCAGAATCAAACGCTAAAGTATTTATTTTTGGCTCACATTCATTTAACCACCAGTCATAAAACCCAGCGTTATTCTGGTGTCTTCTGATGTTATCCCCAAATATTTTAAGGTTCTCAATCCCGATGGCGGCGTTTATGTCGTTCATGTGGAATTTATATCCCCAATCGTTTATCGGTGCTTCGCATCTAAAGTCCTTTCTGTCACCTTCCCTGTCAATGCCATACCAACGAAGTAACTTTGCCTTTTTATATTCTTCCTCATTTGGCAATATCAACAATCCACCGTCACCCGTGGTAAGGTGTTTTATTGCTTGAAATGAAAAGCAACAGTAATTTCCTGAGTTCCCGACCAACGTACTTTCGTCTTTAGTGGCTGGTAATTCGTAATATGAGCCAAAGGCGTGTGCGCAATCTTCGATAATATCAAGACCCGTTAATGACTTTATTTTCTTTACGTCTGCTGCTGCACCTCCCCAATGCACAACCATAACCGCCGCAACCAAAGGAGTAACAGATTTAGCGACCGACAAAGGACAAATATTTAAAGTATTAGGGTCAATATCTGCCCAAATGATTTCGAACCCAGCCGCAAGTATCGCCCAGTTGGTTGCCGTGCAAGTCAAAGGGGTTGATATAATATATTTCTTTTCGGGGTGTTTGTCCTTAATCAACCTTAAAGCAAGGTGCAAAGCGCTTGTCCCTGAGTTAACTGTAATAAGATAAGGATTATTAAAGCTTTGTTTTAATTGGCGTTCAAATTCCTCAACGACTTCGCCTTGACCGATAAAGCCTGAGGATAAAACTTTGTCCACGGCTTTTGATGCCTCTGGGTTCATGGCTACTTTAAATAATGGTATCATTTGATGTGGTTTGCATGATTTATAAAATATTTATTCCCCTCGTTTTCAAACGGCGTCCCGATGTACTTTGAACAGTTGCCTTTTAGGATTGCAACCTTTATTCTTTCCTCATAGTTCCAAAGGACAAAAGGAAAAGAAATCTGGTCACGGCTGGAAAACTTACAGACTTGTTCAAACCAAGCCAAACCAAAATCAATGGTAATTTGATTCACCTTCCTTATATAACAACCCATTTCGTAAAGCCCAAAATAAGGCGGCATTCCAACAGATTGATAAAAATTCATTTGACTTTTTACAAGGTCTTCATTGTCTAACTTTGCCTCAAGAACGGCGGCTATTTCTTGATATAAACAACGTCTTTGCGCGTGACGGAAAACATATAAATCAGCGTCGCCGTATTCCTTAATAATTTCTTCGGGGTGAGTTGCTAATTGGTGTGTTCCATCATGCCATATAATGTAATCGAAGTCAATGTTTAAAGCCTGTGGAATGCAAAGTATCTTTTCAGCCTTCGCATTTCGTCTATGCCTTAACGGGTCAATCATACTAAACTGGTGATTTTGGACTTGATTCCAAACATTTAAGTCATGATTAACTTCATCGACAAAAGCGACGTAAGTACAATTATCAAAAGTCGTCTCAGGGTCAACCAGCACGTCTTTGTTTCCAGTAATTGAGGTAATAATCAAATAGTTCATAGCGCAAATATAAACTTTATTATTTTATAAATTAAATATTATTTTTAACAAAATTATTTTTATCTTTGTGGCGCAAGGTGGTGTAAATGGAAACATTTGAGCAATCAGATATAGGTTCGAATCCTATCCTTGCTCAACTAAGGTAGAAATATGAGAATCCTGAATTGTACACAAAATATCCATATTGACAGCACGGAAAGACGGCAAATTTAGCAAGGTGGCGAAATGTAGACGCTCAACTTAAAATAGAGGACTCGGCAATGTTGGTTAGTGGCTGAACACCTTGTTTAAGAAGATAAATAAATCACACCAACTAAATGGTTTATGCTGGTATCGAATCCAGCCCTTGCGCAATTAAAAAAAATGTAAAAATGTAAAGAATATTTTGTAATTTTACATATTCTTTTGAATCAGGTAGGAGCGGCTCAAAAGAAATTTTGAAACATTTATTTTGTTTCACTAACCCCGATGGACTCCTACCCGTTGGGGTTTTTCATTTTATTAAAATGGCTAAAGAAATTATTTTAACACAGGGGAAAGTTGCCATCGTTGACGATGAGGACTACGATTATTTGAATCAATGGAAATGGTGTTTACGCCCAACAGGAAATGGTATATTTTATGCAATAAGAGGATTTAGAAATCACAAAAAAAGTAAAGTTAAATCAATATCAATGCATAGGCAAATAATGAATCCTGACAAAGGATATGTTATAGACCATATCGACGGCAATACTTTAAATAATCAAAAAATTAATTTAAGAATTTGCACTCAATCTCAAAATTGTAGCAATCAAAAAATTTCAATAAAAAATACTACTGGATTCAAAGGAGTTCGATTTAATAAAATTAATAATAAATATTATTCTAAAATAACAGTAAATAGAAAAAATATTTATTTAGGTGGATTTATTGACCCAATCGACGCAGCCAAAGCCTACAACTCCGCCGCCTTAAAATATCATGGGGAATTTGCTAACTTAAATAAAATTGATTAATCATGAAAGATATTTTAATAAACCTTAATCAAAGACCGATAGCGGTTTACCCAATTTATATTAAATTGACTGGAAGCGTTAATGCTGGATTGCTTTTAAGTCAAATCATGTATTGGTACTCAGCTATGAAAGGTAGAAAGTTTTACAAAAGTGATGCTGAAATCATGGAGGAAACAATGTTATCTTTAAATGAATTGAGGGGAGCGAAATCAAGATTAAAGGAACTCCCATTCATAATGATTACCCTTCACGGGATTCCTGCCAAAACACATTACGACATAAATGTCACATTGTTGATTAATGCAATTAACGAAAATACGTTAGTGAAATCCACTAAACTTAATAAGTTAAAATCACAAAAGTATAATGGTGAAATTAACGAATGTAATACAGAGAATACAACAGAGAATAATACAAAGATTACAACAGATATTTCTTTTGAAAACGAGTTTTCCCACTTTGAAAAAATTACAATTGAAGATTCTCAAAGTTCCAAAGTAAACCCGTTTAGCGTTGTTGCTAAGTTGCAAAGTGAAAAAGAAAGAAAAATTGTTGCGCCGCAAAAAGAAAGAAAAGCCGACGCCGAGCCGAAAGCCGAGCGCAAACCAAACCCGACATACGAAGCCTTTACCGTGTTCTGCCAAACCTTTGAACAGTTATCTGGCGCAGCTTATCCAACAGACCAAAAAGGGCATTATATCATGAGCCCCAAAGATGCTGGAGGTATGGTATATTTGTTGCGTTGGATTGAAAAAGTTGACAGGAATAACGATACAACCGAAGCATTAAAAGTATTTTTACAAGCCGCTTGGTCATTAAATGACAAATGGTTAAAAGCAAATTTTACTCCAGCCATTTTATACGGACAGGCGGGAAAAATATACACGGCTTACCAAACGTCTTCACCAGCTGCAAAGAAAAAGGCGTATGACGATGAAGTTGACAGGCTATTGGCTGAGGCTATGAAGAAATATCAAACACAATAAAAACCAACCTATATGAATTTACCAGCTATTGCAATGAACATCGAGGAAAAGATACAGGATATTCAACTTGTTATCGACAATCGAGAAAAAAGACTTTTTAAAACGGGTATTGTGGAATCTTTACCCAAAATTAACGAGGTTGTTAAAAACATCCTTCCCCTTTATGGCATTGATGCAAGTCCAGAACACTTGGTTGAGGTGACCCAGTTTATAACTACTTACAAATTAATTGCCGTCGATGAAATTAAATTGGCATTTGAAAAGTTTGCACGACAAGAATTAAACATTGATGACCACAAGTTATACGGCAAAGTTGATTTGGCTGCCATTGGGCGAATCCTTACCGCGTATATCAACTGGCGGCAAAAGGTTTATTTTACCGTTGATATGGAGGACGAAAAGAAACGGGCAAAGATAGAAGAAGAACAAAGACAGGTTGAAGCAAAGCGCAAGTTTTACGCAGAATTTCCCGAAATGTTAAGCGGCTTTAAGGGTGAAAGCTACGAAGATGTACCAGTATATTGGTACGATGCGGCGATGGAGGCTGGGTTAATCGGTTACGCCGAAGGGGAAAAACGAGCTATTTGGGAAGAGGCTCAGGAAATTGCATCGAAACAAAAGATACAAGCAGACAGTTACATTGATTTTAAAACCCAGTTGCACAGGGTGGAAGAAGAAGGGAAAAAGCGGGCAATCATCATAGCGCAAAAGTTGGCGGTCTGGAGAATCGTTCTGAATAAGAGATAATTTTCATGCAATCTGGTTTTCATGGTGGGAAGTATTTTATTTCCCACTTTTTTTTAAAATAATGTTGTAAATATTTTTTTATTAGAATATTTATTTATAAATTTACATATTGATTAAAACAAAAAACAACCAATCATGACAACAATGACCGACGTAAAAAACCTTTTAGACAAAGTTCAAGAATTAACTATGAACCCAAACTTTATTAAATCAGTTGCAGAAACATTAGAAGCAAATGGTTGCAGCGCTGAAGAATGGGAATCAAACAAAGTTTATTTCCTAATGACATTTGCATATAACTATATAAATAAATTAGAAGAAAATAATTAATAATAAACGGGGTACAGCATCCGAGCCAACTGCATTTTAAAACAACCAATCATGAAAACCATTGAAGTAGGCAAGTACAAAAACTGGAAGGATGCCAACACGGTAAAGGATATATTGAAAGATAAATCCTGTTATAGGTTTGAATCCAGAATCATTGAAGCCCCAAACGGCTTAATCGTTGTTGCGTCCACATACCTTGAGGCAAAGAAAAAGCACATGAGGAAAGAAGCAAAGTTTTTAATCGAGAAAACCTTTTGGATATGAGTATCACAAAATATACGGTCAAGTGTTGCCTTGACAAAAAACTTGGTCACTTTGTCCACGTTTTATTTTCCAGAGGCTTTGGATTATACGGACAAACAAAACTCCATAGTCCAGACGATAACATTGAGGTACACGGCTGGACATTTGAGCCGCATGACCTTGATTTACAATTATACCCTGTTATCAACCGCTTCAACCTTATGCCCCTTGTGGATGAGAATGAAATCGACTGGGTAATCATAAAAGATTAATTAACATTTTTAAAAACAACCAAGATGGACAATTTACCAATTAAAATTGATGGCAATCTTTACAAAGATTATTCTAATTCCCTTAGAGAAGAACTTGAATTATTAAAGGAAAAAGAACAAGAATCTTGGCATATAGCGCTGGATATGTATATGTTTTCACTTAGATATATATCCAGCACATACGACCTTTATAAAAAGAATCCTTACCAATGTTACAAAGACGAAATCGTTGACATGAGCAACAGATTTTTAGCCCATTCAATGGGAAAAAAGAAGTCATGGACGACAAAACTTAGCGATGGATTAGTTGAAGAATGTAGCAAAATTATTAATGAAATGGAAAAAATACCTACAAAATCATGAATATCCACGACTTTGTAATAAACGTAACGACGACCGTTTGCCCTTCCCATATTGTTGAGCCTATCCACCTAAGAAAATGGTGGAGGCAACGCGGGGTTGGTGAACTTGAAAAATACTTTGTATCTGGAAAAGCCATTCACTACAATGAGGAAATCGATTGGAAAAAAATAAGCGACCATAAAAAAAGTTTATGGTACGATTCTCAAAACTTTCAAATTCAAATGGGCAATGAATATTCTAAAAGGCAAGGTTAAATATACGGCGGGCAAAGTTTTTGAAGGTCAATACGGACCTTCCATCAACGCCGCAATTACATTGGATAACGGTACAGATATTCGCGTGTACGGCAAACCAGACGATAACAAGTTGATGGCATTAAAGAAAGACGATGTCGTTACGATTATCCACGACGGCAAAAGTTACAAGGTTGCTTTTGATATGGTTACCGCCAACGAAATACCCGAAAAGGTACAAACACCCACGGAACAAACGAACGTGCAACAGGCGGCAAATGTAGCCCCTAAAACGAACGGAAAATTAACGGCTGAGGAAATAAGCGAAAAGGCTACTTTTATGACGGGCATTTACGCCGACATATTTCACCAACTGCAAGCCTCAGGACTTGAGCCAGCGCAAGCGCAACCAGCAGCCGCAACTATTTTTATTCAGATAGGAAAATTCTTTTAATCTCATTATTGGTATGTTTGCCCCAGCCTGTAAAATGGCTGGGGATTTACCAAAGCAAAAACAACTTAGATGCTTTTACCAAAACCATATATTTCAGTTAGCCAAATAAATCTTTGGTACAGTGACCGCCAAAAGTACATTAATCGATACTTTTTAAACCTTCCTGAAGAACCTTCCATTTACATGAACTTTGGCAAGCAGTTTGCCGAAGACACGGAGGCGTATATCAAAGACGGAATAATCATGGACACCTTCCCAGATTTTTACATTGACAAGATTCAAAGCTTCAAAGGTTGCGAGGCTGAAAAAGAAATAAGCCTGAGTATTAATGACATTCAAGTCAAAGGTTTTATTGATGCTTGGGACGTTGAAAATAACAGGGTCATTGATTTTAAAACCTCAGGAAAGCCGTGGACAATGGACACGTTAAAAGATAGCCTTCAAATGAAAGTGTACGCTTTGGCGATGTTTGTCAACGGTGAATCAATACCCGAAAGTCAAATCAACTGGCTGGGGACTAAGAGAACAAAAGACGGCTTATCTTTCACGGGTGAAAGTTTTGAATTAAATTATACCTTTGAAATGGATGAACTTTTAAAAGCCATTGTTTTAATTGAGCAAACTTGCAAAGAGATAAGCGAGGTTTATAAAGGTTTTATAAATAAATACTAATGAAAGAAGCAATCCGACACAATGAAAATAAACTACGCTACGACCTTTGCCCAGCCATTGCGCAAAGGGAATACGCGAAGGTTTGGACGCAAGGACTTGAAAAATATGATGCTGGTAATTGGGAAAAAGGATTTCCCTTCTCCGTTGTAATTGCCTCCGCTATGCGACACCTCGAAGCCATGCGACTTGGTGAAATGATTGACGAAGAAAGTGGGCTTTTGCATTCAGCGCATTTAATGGCAAATGCGGCAATGTTAACTGAATTTCATTTTACTCACCCAGAACTAAATGATTTACAAAAACCAATAAAATGATTTTAACAGACAAAACCATCTTTGACGAATTAGCGGCTGGCAACATTGTTATTGAGCCATTAATAGAAGCAAACATTGGGACAAATAGTGTTGATTTAACGCTATCTAAAACTTTGTTGCTGTACACCGACCAGGTATTAGATACAAGAAATAAAAACGAATATGTAGAAATTGTAATTCCCGATGAAGGCATGATTTTACAACCTGGCATTCTTTATCTTGCGTCAACTGTCGAATATACCGAAACCTTGCGCCACGTTCCAATCATTCAGGGCAAATCATCATTAGGAAGATTAGGGTTATTTGTTCACATAACCGCAGGGTTCGGAGACACGGGATTTAAAGGACACTGGACGCTTGAACTGGCTTGCATTCAGCCTGTTAAGATTTACCCTGGAATGAAAATAGCCCAAATTTGCTACCATGATATTTCAGAAATGCCATACACTGATTACGCATCAAAAGCAGATGCAAAGTATAAAAATCAGGGAAGTAATCCAGTGCCTTCAAAAAACTATTTAAACAAATAGCCATGACAGAGGAGCAAAGGGAAAAACAAAGGAAATACGACCGCGATTATTATCGAAATATGCTTCCTTTTGTAAAGGAGAAAAGAAAAGAAGATGCAAGGAATAGGAACAGAGATAAATACTGGAAGTTAACAGAGGAAGAAAGGCAGACAAAGAAAGACAAAAGTCTTGCTTATTATTACGCAAATATCGAGACATTGAAAATCAAATCAAAAGCCTATCGAGAACGAAAATTAAAAAGTAAGTATGAGTGACGAGGAAAAAAAAGCACGGAAATCGGAGTATATGAAAAAATACTACCTAAACATGAGCGATTATCAAAAGGAAAAAAGGCGGTTAAAAAACCTTGAGAACAAAAAAAGGAGATACGAGGAGAATAAAACAAGGTGCAAGAATTTAAACTACGACAAAAACAAGGCGTATTATTACAAACACATTGAAAAAATAAAGGCTTATCAGGCTGAGTATCGTAAAAAACAAAAACAAAAAAAATGCTTACAGAACGAGAACGAGAAAAATTAATCAAGGACGCCGCCAGTATCTTTGTTGCTGCTGGAGGTATCCTAACCCTTGCTTTTGCCATTTACTTCATTGTTGACCTTGTAAAAAAATGGTACTGATGAAATATGAAATCAAATGGAAAAGCGGGAGAATTATCACCGACGCGGAAAGTATTGAAGATGCGATAAAAAAGTTTAAAGAACTGGGAATTGACGTACCTGAGAAAGAGATAAGTATTGCATCATTTGGTTGATTTTGTCCCGTATCTTATTGGTACGGGATTTTTTTTTATAAATAATGTTGTAAATATTTTTTTATGTAAATATTTTAAATTAAATTTACGAACCGAAAGGAATTTAGATTTTATCACTTTTTAAAAACAACCAGAATGGAAAAGAACATTTACACCGT